CACCAGCATAATATCAAGATTGCTGGTCTTTATGTCGTGCGAATTATTAAGCGCGATGTCTAGCATGTCGAGATAATAACATCTTGATTGGACAATCTCAATGCGCTTGATGTCGCGCTCATTGCGGGACACCAGTGCTTCCGCCGCCAGTCTGGACGCCGCCGTGAGTATGTGTGTGCAGGACAATTCCGTTAGAGGATAGCGTCCCGCTTGTATGGACAAGCGTTCCAGTTACGGAAACAGTTGCACCGCCGCCTCCAGTTCCGGTTATGCCCATTCCGCCCATGCCAGTGATCGTCCCTTTGGACAGGGTTGTTCCGTCGATGGCAGTATTGCCATTGGTTTTAACGTTACCAGTATGCGTCGTGTCTGGTGTATTAATTGTCGTTCCACCGGGTGCGTTAATCATTAATTCGCCGCCTTCCGTCAGCCGAATATATGCTGGGCCAAAATACATCGTCATATCAGCGTTATTTGCGCTGTCTGATTTTCCCACAGTTCCGATGTTGCACATAATCGCATAAGCGTCTTGCAGGTCAAACATGCGCCGGTCATCACTGCCGTCAACCGCCTGCTGCGCAAAAACAAGCAAGCACGGATCGCCTGTTTTTACCGGCCCTTTTATCCCCGCAAGCCCACCTGAAAACGATGGCCAGCAAATTCGTACATTCGGGATAATCGGATAATCCAGCGCATCACCGTCAGCGAACCGCTTCTTGCCTGTCGGCGATACTCTGGCTATGCCATTTTCATACGATACAATCGTCGCAGGCAGGCAGGTATTGACGTCAAGTAGCTGGGATTGAATAAGCCCCAGCAGTGCATCGACGGGATTATTAGAAGACTCAGCCATTAGACAAACCTCAGAGTTATATCAGTATGCCACTCGTTCCCATGCGTATCGCCGATGTGAGTTAATTCTTCAACGCGGAAGAACTCCCCAGCGATACCAGCGGATTTAATCTGCACATAACCTCCCGGCTCAACCGTAGGCTGCAACAGGGTTTTTACCTTGTAGCCGAGCACCTGAAGCATCTCTTGGATTTTGCCATCCTTGTCGCGCTCAGTGGTTTTTCTGACGCCAGGCTGATTTGAGGTAATACCCTCTTTCGCGGCAGCCTTCTCCGTCATTGTTTTCGACTCCTGAGCAGGTGAGCCGATCAAGCCTGTGTCCGGTGATAACACAAGCGCTTTTTGCTTTAATACCCCGCCCTTTTTTATAATTTGAATTTCACGGTTCTGAATAGACCACTCAAGCCCCATGTGGTTGCACGCTTTATCCATAGCATCACGCACTCGGCCAACGAATGCGAAGCCTGCCGTGTATTGCTTGTCGGATACGCCATCGGGCAACGGGCGCACAGGCAGGCCAAACTTGGCGCTGATTGCCTTGATCGCTTGTAGTGTTGTAGCGCCCTTGGCAAGAGATATTGATACCTTCGCATCGCGGAATTCCAGCAACCCATCTTGCATTTCAATCTCCGTGATCCAGTCAGGCCCTTCGCGAACCGTAAGACTGCGAACCACGTCACCAGCGAAGATCGCCACCGCGCCAATATCCTCGCTGTACCCCGCTTTGAGGATGAGCACGTTGCCGATTACCTCAATCAGTTTCCGTGTGTCTGGTGCAGCGTTCCAGATTTTCACCGTGCATTTATTGGGCGACTTCGTTGATCCCTTCTGAATCGAGAAAGAGAACCTAAGCCCCGACAATTCCTTGCCTGTGCCGCCTTCTTTACCAATGATTATGGATGCAGTACGGTTAAATAGCATGGCTTATTGATCCCACAGTGTTGCCCCGGTGTCCCACGTCGTGAAACCTGAATCCCAGATAGTGCCGAGTAAAGGCGTTGATACTTGCTCTTGCACTTGCTGGGGAGTGATTACGGTATCTGGCTCGATGTAGTAAAGATTGAAGTTCGTCGCAAGGTCGCTATATCCTGGGCGGGCAGCATTGCCCTTTTCCTGCACAAAAAATAGCGAACCGAACGGCAGGCGAAGGTCTTGGAAACGGCGCGTGAGCGGGAAGTTCTTCACCATCTTGATATTCACAAGAATTGGAGTCTGGTTTGCCTCGCTTATGCTCAATGAGAAGTAGCCGAACCGCTCATTCCACAGAACGCGTATGACATACGGATTACCGTCAAGCTCAATGTAAACCACTTGATCGGATGTTTCCGCAAGAAGAGGGATTTTTAGAAATGTCGTCATCAGATTGCCAGCCTCGACAGTACGCTAGACGGCTTCTTCACCTCGGCAGGCTGCTTCTTACCCGCGTCCTTTTTCGGCTCGCTTTTCTTGGCAGTTGATCCATTCGCCCCCCCTGCCTTCTTATCCTTCGCGGCGCTTATCCCGTCAGGGACATCCACCGTCTGCGTCGCCACCGTTCTGATGTGGATAAATTCAGCAGTAAATTCGATTGCTTCGCCTGTTGCAGCAGAGCGCGGGATATTTAGATTTGTCAGCACCATATCGTCATAGATGCGGTACTTTGTATAGACGCTGAGTGTCTCCCGAGCCTAGATAAGATCGCGCACTAAAACAAACACTGGCTGAGTCAGGCACTCACCCCATGGCGTCGAGATTGAGCTTCGGACGCTCTCGCTTGCCACGAGCGGAGTCTCAGATATAAACCCGCGAATCTTCAATTTGTCAGGCTGCTCGATAATGTGGTCAGTGACGGGAGAACCCTCTTCAACGGGGTTCATCGTTGCGTCAGCTTGCCAGTCATGCGCCTCATCCAGCACTGCATCAAGTTCGATATTCCCAAGATCGTTCCCAAACTTGGTTTTGAACCACTGCCCGCCGAAATATATCCCGATCATGGCGCGTAGACCGCAAGATCGCGGGCCAGCTTATCATCGCCCTGTTTGGCGAACGATTGCTTCGCTGCGTTTTGTAGAAATGTAGCTTGCTCGGCAGTTGTTCCAGTCGGGACGGTAACTGTGACATTGGTATTTGATTGCACGTTTGGACGCCCTGCGCCCATAGCCGCTGGCGCAAGCTGTGCAGGGGCAACTGTACCGGCATGGGTAGCCCCAGAACCTGTTCCGCCTAGGCCAACAAAGTTCTTGGCTCCCTCCCATGCACCAGAAACCACATTCTTCGCCGCGTCCCATGCGTCGGTAATGGCATTCACGACCGGGTCGAAGATAGCTTTATATATCATATTCCCGAATTGGACCATTACAGTCTTTAGGCTCTGTAAGAAATCCATTTCGAATAAACCAGATACGAACTTGCCAAGGGCTGAAAACTTGTCCATCACCCAAGAGAAGAAGCCGGAAATCCAGCCTTTCACGACATCCCAATAAACCACCAGCGCAACGAGGCCAGCAATAAGCGCAGCCACAGCAAGAACGATCAAGCCTATCGGGTTCAGCGCCATCACCGCATTCATGATCATCGCAACGATAATTACCGCACGCTTGGCAGCAGCAACAGCAAGCAACACGCCATGATAGATGCGTAGTGCAGCGGTAGTGCCTACAACAACAGCCTTCCACAGTAGGAACGCGCCACCAAGGGCGGCAATGGCACTTGCAACTCCAATTACACTGTCTTTAACATCCTCCCAATTACCAGCAAATTTCCCGATCAGAGAATCCCCGCCTTGAATCCAAACATACAAGTCTTCCAGCGCGAGAGCCACGAGGCTGATGACTGCAATGATCTTGAGGAATGGGAGCATCGCAAGCAAGCTGGCCGCACGGAACGCGGACAGGATTGCAAGCGCCTTGGCTCCGAGCGCAACACCGATAGCGATACCGACGAATCTGATGGCGTTATCCCACCCGCCGAAAGATTCGATTATTTTATTAACCCCGGATTCTATCCACTCAAATGCGGTTAAAAACGCCGTGCCAATTCTGATGATAAACTGAGTCTCACGATTCATTTTATCAATCATCGCTGAAAACTTATTACTGATGATTGTTATCGAGCGGCCAACGGTAATCGGCATTTGCTTAAATCGGTCGCCGAAATAACCAGACATTTGGCGCGTGGCTTCAATCACAGCTTTCGCGGTGAGCTTTCCTTCGGAGGCCATCTTCTTAAGCTGTTCGCGGGGAATCCCCATTGTCTCAGAGAGCTTGTCTAGGTACTGAGGCGCAGCTTCAGCCATTGATCTAAATTCATCGCCCTGCAACACACCGGAGGCCAGTGCTTGCGAGAATTGAAGCATCGCAGATGAAGCCTCTTGAGCGCCTGCACCGCCAACGACAAGCGCTTGCGAGAGGGTGTCGGTAATTCCCAGGAGGTCTTCTTGGGTCGTAATGTAGCCTTTTGCCGCGTTCCCTATCCTGTTATATAAAGTCGAATAGGCTTGCAGCTTCATCCCTGAAGCGCCGGCACGCTTCGCAACCTCATCAAACGCATCACCTGCGTCGCCCATGGTT